TGGATCCCTCATCAGGTACATCCGGTCACAAAAGGCACACGAAAGTCTTTAGTAGGCTGGGTACATGGACCCGATTTTATATAATTGGTTAACTAAAGGTTGACTTCTTTATTTAAAGATAGTATAATAATAAAACTTGAACAGTACAATATTGTACTACATATAAGGAGGCTCATTAAATGAAGCAAACAATTCAAGACAGCGTGTTGACCGCACTCAAAAACGGTTCAGAACTAACTAGCAATCAGATCGCCAGCAAATTTAAGGCAGGCAATCCACAGGCTGTTATCCAGTCTTTAAGGTTTTCAGGTCATGCTGTTTATCTTAATACTAAAAAGAACGGTGTTAAGAAGTACCGTCTTGGTAACCCTAGTAGAGCAGTTGTAGCCGCAGGTTACAAAGCACTTGCTACAGCAACAAGTAAGTAAATTTTAGCTTAGTTGGATAAAATGGACGGCTTTCGGGTCGTCCATTTTTTTTGGAGTAAATAGTTAGTTATGAAAATAGTTACCTTACTATTAGGAATTCTTGTATTAAGTTCTTGCACTAATACAACCGAATATGTTAAAACATGCAAGTTTCAAACAGTTGTAGAACTCCATGGGAATTCAAAATCAGACCTTTTTCAAAATGCAGTACCTCAAGCAAATATTAGATGTCCTTTTTAACTTGACAAACTCCAAAAAAGAGTATACAGTTTACTTGTACCTGTAGTTCATCTGGATAGAACACTCGGTTGCGGACCGGGAGGCAGGAGGTTCGAGTCCTCTCAGGTACACCAAAAAAAGAGGTTGACTTCCGTAGATAACGATTGTATAATGTATATAACAATTAGGCAATAGAGAGGCAAATACATGAGAACACAACCACAAGAAGTTATTGAACGTTTAGAAGCTGACAATAGTAAACTCGCAAAACAAGCAATCCTTAAGGCGGCGATGGAAGAAGGACTAGATGAGTTCTTTGAAGGAGTGCGTATGGCACTTGATCCACTCGTTACATTTGGCGTTAAGAAAGTTCCTCAAAAAACCGAAAACGAAGTATTATCAGCACAAGGATGTGCTTGGCCAGTATTTAAAGATCTAGCAGACAAGCTAATTGCAAGACAACTTACAGGCCATGCGGCACGTGATGCTATTGAACTTGTAATGAGTCTTGCTACTGTTGAACAATGGAATGGCTTTTATAGACGTATATTAATTAAAGACTTACGTTGTGGTATGAGTGAAAAGACTGTTAACAAAGTAGCTAAAGAGTTTCCGCAATATGCGATTCCAGTTTTTACTTGTAGTCTAGCACATGATTCAGCTAATCATCCAAAGAAGATGACTGGCATGAAACAAATCGAAGTTAAACTTGATGGTGTTCGTGTACTAGCAGTTTGTAAAAATGGTAAAGTAGAATTGTTTAGCCGTAACGGAAAACAGTTTCATAACTTTGATCATATTATTTTAGAGATTGAAACTGTGCTTAAAGACTTTCCTGTGCCGTATCCACTTGTATTAGATGGCGAAGTGATGAGTGCAGACTTTCAGGATCTTATGAAACAAATACATCGTAAAGATGGTAAGAAAGCAACTGATGCAGTACTACACTTGTTTGACACTATTCCATTAGGTTGCTTTAAAGCAGGTAGTTGGGATAAGCCACAGAGCTTTAGAAGTGCAATTACTAAGTCATGGGTAGGTCAACACACAAGCGTCTTACAGCACGTTACAGCATGTGAGTGGGAGAATGTAGACCTTAGTACCACAGAAGGCAATAGACGCTTTGTAGAGCTTAATAAAGCGGCTGTAGACGGTGGATACGAAGGAGTTATGATCAAAGACATTGATGCACCCTACGAATGCAAACGTACACATGCTTGGCTTAAAGCAAAACCATTTATAGAAATTACATTAAAAGTCGTAGACGTTGAAGAAGGCACAGGACGTAATACGGGTAAACTAGGTGCCATAATAGTACAAGGAGAAGACGATGGATACAATTATCATCTTAACTGTGGAAGCGGTTTCACTGACGATCAGCGTAATAACTTCTGGATTGACCGTGCTAACGTCATTGGTTCTTTAGTTGAAATTAGAGCAGACGCTCGTACAAAATCACAAGACTCTGAGACGTATAGTTTGCGGTTTCCACGGTTTAAAACATTCCGTGGATTTGGCGCAGACGAGAAACTTTGATAAGATAAGTCATCATTTCTAGTTGACTTTATATCTTTTTGCTATATAGTTATTGTTACATAGAGATTAGAGGAGATAACACGTGGGCGTAGGAATTAAGATCCCAAAGAAGAAGAAACCAATCGCAAGACGAGTTTCAAACAAAGGCGGTGAACCAGAATATACAGGTTCAGCAGAACTATCTGGTGAAGCATACGGACGGCTCCGCAGGTCAGCGGCAGACTTTTATCGTATGGAATTTAAACCATCAGACTTTAAACTTTGGGTGTTGGCCTGGGCTAAAGAAAGCGACAAGTGGAAAGACAAACTTGAAGTACTTAAAAAATTACCCGACTACGAATTCCGTTCTTCAATAGGCGGCAGTTGCAGAATGTTAAGCAAAGGGATTGTCGATGTACACCCAGGGTTTAACGAGTACTGGGCAGGACTTGCTGGAACAATGGGAGAAGTTAAACCGTTAACTGATTTTATCAACAAACATCTTACTACGATGTATGAAAGGGGTCAAGTGATAGCTGAAGCTTCTAAGAAGATAGAAACACAAAAGAAGACGATGAAGCCAACACCGTCTATACAAGAACGCATACGTGACCAAGCATGTGAAATGACTGAAGAGATTGACGTGTGGTTAGACACATGGAGTGACGATCCTATAAAGTTTGATCCAAAAGGATTTGATGTAAGCAAACATCTACGAAGTGTTAGTTGCACACAAGCACATGCTCGTAAAATTAGAGATATGTTTATGCCTGAAGTTGAGGAGATTTCAAATGTTGTAAACTTTCCTAAAGCCGCAGAACTTGCTAAGATGAATGAGTATGATCAAGAAACATATCTACAGTATCAAGAAGCGTATTCATGCTACGATAAAAAAGCTCTTAAAGTTAGACTAGAAGCATTTCGTAACTTAATGGGATCACTTGAAGTTATTGTTGAAACTGCTAAAGCTACACGAAAGCCACGTAAACGTGTGGTTAATGTGGAGAAGCTGGTGTCCAAGATAAAGTATGCTAAACAAGATGACAAGTTTAAACTAGCAAGTATTAATCCTTTAGACATTGTATATGCTAGTGAGCTTTGGGTGTTTAATGTTAAGACACGTAAGATTGGTCGGTACATTGCAAAGAACATTGATCCGTTGAAAGCAGGACGTGAAGGTAGTGGACTTAGTGTTAAAGGTACTACTATTATTGGGTTCAACGAGGAACAAAGTATCCAGAAAACAATACGTAAACCTGAAGAGAAACTTACAGAATTTAAATCAGCAGGCAAACGTAAACTAGAAAAATTCTTAGACGAAATCAATGCTGTAGACATCAAACTTAATGGTCGTATTAATGCAGATACTATTTTGTTAAAAGCCGTACAGTAAGCAAACTGGATAAATAATAGTATGAGCAATAGTGATATCCCAAATACAGACCTGTTAGTAATCAAAAACGGCTTAGCCCAGCTAGGACAAGTACTTGATACAATAGTCGCAAGAGAAAACGTAGTGCCAACTGTACAAGGTATGGCAAATGATTCAATCAGTGGCGACTTGGTCCACGGCGGAACGCTATCGTCATTTAAGAGTGTAGGTATTTTTGATCAAGCATCAAAGACTGCATTGATTATTAAAGATGATAGAATCGTTGTAGACTATATTGATGCTGTTGAGTTGAAAGGCGACATCAAAGTTGAAAAGAATTTACGTGTTGGTGGTACTATTACTGCACAACGTATTGATGCAGTTGAAATTAATGCAGATGTACGCAACGAAAGAACTAGTCCGTTAGAGTTTAAGTGTAGTGACACTGATAGTATCTACGGAAAAGGACTAATGTGGACAGGCTTTGGACATACTAGACAGCTAGTTATGCAAAGTAACCCAGATAGACTATGGAGCAGTGAGTCGTTAGATTTACATACTGATCAACATTATATGATTGGTGGAGTTTCTGTATTAAGTCCAGATACACTAGGACCTAGTATTTTTAATTCTAGCTTAACTAGTGTTGGTACACTTACTAATTTAGCAACAGAAGGCAATCTAAACATTGATCAATTTATCTTCTATGATGGAGATGGAATGAGATTAGGTATTGGTATTGATGCTCCTAATGGTCAACTTAGTGTAGCAAGTAACGAAGCAGAATATATTGTTGAGCCAGGATTTGATAGTATTAAAGCAGGTTCATACACTACACACGATTTAGAATTAATTACAGACGATATTACTAGAATCAAACTTAAATCAACAAACAAGATTGAAGTTGGTACTAATAACGAAACTATTACTACGTTTAAAGGCAAGGTTGGGATTGGTATTAATAATCCTGATGTTGCGTTAAGTGTAGCAAGTCCAATCAAAATACAAGGCAAGAAGATCGAATTCGGCGATACTCTTCCAGACTCGGGGATTTATACAATGGGTGATTTAATATTTAATAGCAGACCAACTCCTACAGGATATGTTGGGTGGGTATGCATTAAAGACGGAACCCCAGGAGCATGGAAACCATTTGGCGCCATAGGAGCGTAAGATGGCAAGTAACAAATCACAAAAATTTAATAAAGAAGTGTCAGCGTGGGCGTGGCTAGGACGAATTGCTCCTATGACTGCACTACTATCATTATCACTTATAGTTACTAGCGATTTCCATGTGTATGGCGACTTTGCTGTTCATGCTATTGCTGTCTTGTTTGGAAGTATTGCTGTCTTTTTGTGATGGTGGGTATTAAGATCTGTTAGTCAGCTTACAGTGTTACTTGAATCTAGTACAGAAAAATTTGAAGAAGCACTTGCTGAGCTACGTGAAATCAAAGGTGATTTAAAAGCTAAT